CGCGGGCCGTACTGATTCCCGCCTTTGGTTGGTTCGTCACTCCAGTCGCTCGCCATCTTCATGTCAATTGGTTCAGTCGAGTTGCCGGGCGACTGATCCATACCGGACACTCCGACGGCACTTGACAATCCAGCGGAACCCGTGTCGCCAACCGTGAACGGCGGCGGAAAGTTGTCGTCGCCCACGGTCGTTGGGTCCATTGGGTCGTTACGATCCAGCTCTGCATCGTACTGACGTATGACGGGGTCACCACTCAGGGGAACTTTCTCCCCCGTACGAATATGGCGAGCCAGGTCATACGCCGGATCGCGGTTTTCTCTCATTACAGTGACCTCCCTCCACCGACGATGCGGACCATGCGGGCAGCCTCTAGAACAACAGGAGCGAAGTACACCTTCACTCCGACCGAACCGCGCTGGTTGATCGGGTCGGCCGAACCGGCGCTGCCAACCTGATGCACATAGACCGACGCGGCCATGCTGTCCAGCTCCACCTCACCGTAAGCGCCCGGACCGATGACCATGGTCATGAACCCGGATGCCGACAGGGAGATGGGAACACCGTACAGCTGCTTGGCTTCGCTGGATTCAACAACGCGTGCCCCACCAATGCGACCGACTTCGCCGCGGTAGCACATATTGACGGTTTCGTTGGTGGCGTACTTATTGATCTCGACCCAGGCACCGGGCGTGGTCGTCCCGATGTCGTTCTTGATGTCGAAACCAACGCGCGGGTGCATAACAGCAGCAAAATACCCGTCCGACCAAGTGCGAGCGTCCGACTGTCGCAGCTTGGACACGGCGCGATATAGGTCCTTGCCCTGGGTTGTGGAGAGCGTAGCGATGAGCTGCGACGTGGTGCCCGCAGCGTTACGGGCCGGAAGCAATGCACCCGACGCGCTGATGGTCTGCCTGGTCTTCCGCTCAATCTTCAGAGCGGCGCCCTTGCTCAGCTCATAGACCGCACCGCGCACAACGTCCGAGATGGCCGTCATGACGATAAGGTCCGAAACACCAATGGCGCTTCCGAATCCGCTGATGGTCGCCGTGACAGAGGTGGCGGACAGGGCGGATGTAAAGATGGGCGTCCCCTCCGTGCCGATCTGGGCCGGGAGCAACGCGTTCGTGGAGGTCGCCTTGTAGTAGCGCGTGAACTGGATCGTCTTACCGAAGTTACGCGGGATTGACTTCTTCACGCCGAACTGAAATAAATAGAGGTCTGGGTAAAGATTGTCCAGCAACAGCCGGTCGTAGTAGGACGGTATGAACTGGGTTATCCCAGTGGTAGTTTGGGTCATGAATCCTCGAGGTTACCGTCGCCGGCTGACAAAGCTTTCCGCTGATTCGTCCATTGGGCCAGCCCCAAGCGATGCGAGAAGTTCGGCGGCTTTGTTGGAGACGCCAGGCTTATAGGGCCCGCGCAGGACATCCTCAAGCTGCTTCACTTTATCGTTGAAGGCCTGGCGCTCTGGAGCGACTGCGGTGCGCTCGGCAGCACTTCCTTTGTTCGACGGTTCGATGAATGCGGCCTGCCGGACTTGAGCGCGTGCAGCCTCCGGAAGGGTCGCTGTGGGTTTCGCCTGAACGCCTGCGACTGGCGGCGGCGTCACTGTGACACCCGCGCTGCTCAAAATATCGTGCATCGCCCGTAGTTTCTGTGGGCGCGGCAGATCCGTGAGCCACGGGTGTGCGTCAACGAGTTCGGCCTCCATGTCAAGAGGCAACCCGGGTTCCTGTTGATTCGCAGCCTGCGACAGCCGCTCCTCTAGGGCCCGAATTGCGTTCCCGAAGGCGCCAGACTGGGACATGAGTAGATTCACGGCGTCTTGGGCCGTTAGATAGTCCTGCGGCTCGCGGCCAGTGATCTGCCTCACGTCGACGGGTGGCTGCACCTGAACGATGCGCTCTTCCAATTCCTTGATGCGAGCCTCCATCCCCCCAACCTTGCCTTCCCTGCGGCCAAACTCCTTCTTCCATCTGCTCGCTTCCGCCTTCGCGTCCTGCAGTTCCTGTTGAAGTCGATCCAGCCGGTCGAGACCTGTGGTGGTCGGCTCAACAAGTTCCGGGGAACTCTCTGGCTGCGGCAACTGTTCGATTTGGCGCTGATAGTCCAGGTCGCGCTGGATCTTCTGCGCTGCCATCGGGTTCGCATTCTCATCGATACCGCTTTGCTTCATAAGCTCGTGGATCTTCGCGGCGATCTCGGTGCTGGTCTTAGCATCGAGCGGCTGCTCAGACGACTGCTTATGTGTAGCTATCTCGGTGTCCATGTTAAGAGCGATTTCACTCGGTGGTTGTGCATTAGCCATCACTGCACCTCTGGCGGCGTTGGGCCGCCTTGGTTGTAGCGCCTCTTGGACAGACGAGCTTGCGCCTTACGGTACTCACTGTCTGCCAATCGACCTTGTTCAATATCGAAGAACGGCATCTGTAGGACCTTGCGACACATGGCCACACTGGCGCGATTCATGGCAATGTGCTCATCTGAAGCAAGGGCTTGTTCGGTTTCATTCTGAATAGTGCCGCTTAGCATACGGCTCACAATTTCCCAGTACGGATGCTGCACGAAACTGGCGGCGTAGTCAGCGCGACGGACCGCCTCATCGTAATTCAGCGCGGTGACCGGCTCCCTTCGCTTATGCAGCGCCTCCAGGTAGACGCGAACGCTGTTTCGCGCGAGCTGCTCTAAGTTCGAGTTGCTTTGTGGCGATGGAATTTCCGCCGCTGGCATCCGGCTCCAGACCCATGCCAGCCATTGAAATGGCCTGGAACATTGCTGCCTGAGCCTCTGCGGCCACTTCCTCGGCAGATTTGACATATTTGCGACCGTCCTTGTTCAGCGAAACCTCGACGGAATCGCGAAGGAGAACTTCTGGCCGGAGCCAGGTAGCGAATGGGGGAGCCGCGGCTGCCTGCATCAGTTGGGCCAGGGCCTGTTGCTTTAGCGGACCGTCTACGTCGTAAATGTCGGCGTCTATGTCGATATCCACGTCGTCTTGCAGCATGGATATATCTATGGGTACCTGGTAATCAGTACCAACAATTCTAACCAGCCGATCTGCGGGCAAATGGCGCTGGTAGAGGGCGAACATGCGCTTGAGGAGCTGACGCTTGAACGTCATGTTCTGCCACATCACGGCGAGGCGGAAGCGCTCGCTGCCAAGTTGGACCCGCGCGCCAACCGAGGTTGCCGTCTCGCGGTCGGCAGACTGGGATCCCTGCTGGATCGCGGTTGCGCCGGTTGTCCGCTGGATACGATCCGTGCCAATTGCCTCCTCGCGATATGATTCCGGCAGCACCGGGCGTCGTTCGAGCACGGCAAATGCGGTTCGGACATCGGCGGATGTGTCAACCATGATGACGCCGCCCGGAGTGAACTGAAGTTGGTTGGCCGTCACGGCGTTTCGATTGGCGATGTACTGCTGCCACACGCCCAGCACGACCTCGTCCATCCGGAAGTTAGCGATGCGGTTGAGTTGACGGTTCATCGGCTCGGCGTAGCGCACAACGGAATCGCCATAGACAAAACCGGGTATCGGTATCTGCTGGCTGCTGAAATATTCCGGTTTCAGATCTGGTGTAGGGTTCGGATCGTCCCGAATGATCGTGGAGTCGTTTGCGATAACGGTTCGCCGCCAGACGATCCCATCCTCGGGTTCGTAGGGCACGAGACCAACGCAGACTTCAAGTGTGACAGGTGTGCCCTCATGGCCCTCGTCGCGTGTGTCCGTTTGGACGCGCTCAACCGCGTCAAGTTCGAGTTCGCGGTTCGAATAGGCGTCGCCACGAGCACTCGGGGAGTTCGTCTGCTTGCTGAAATCAATCGGATAGCGCTCAAGTAGGTCGAGATTCTTGTAGATCGGCTGCCCGTTCGCTCCAACGTACCTGTTGATCCGCTTCAGCTTTTCCAGCGTTGTGTCGATGCGCTCGATGAACCATTCGCCCTGGCCGGTCGGGTCTGGCCACAGACGGAAGTTGCTCACCCAATCCAGTTTGGGATCGTCATAGGCCATGTAGGGCACGACTTTGCTGCTCATGCCCATCTGCCCGGTGGTCGGATCCTGTATTGGGACGTCAACCATGCGATTCTGCACGTCGCGTTCCCAACGCAGCTTCCACCAGACATGGCCCATAATCGTGCAGTATTTGCAGCCTTCGTAGGCCGGCTCGAACAGGTTCATCCGGCGGGTGCCGCTCATCAGAAGCGATTTGACCAGCCGCTCGTAGTCGAAGCAGTTTTGACCTGGATGCCCCGGAATCGTGGCGTGCGGGCAGTTCACATCGAACCACTCGGGCTTGCTGAACATTCCGAGGACCATGCGCGGCAGGATCGTCTCGACCGAGTTAAATATCTCCGGGATGTATTCGTTCGATCTCCACCAGTCCTGTGGGTCTGGTGAGTCTTCCTGATAAGCTCTATAAGATTTCCAGTTGGTCACCCACTGTTGTTCGTCCGGGTCGCGCAGACGCTGGGATATTGCCTTCCGCCTGTGCCAAATACCGATGATTTGATCGTCCGTCAGTGGCATCAGCGCGTCAGGGGTCTGAAGAACGCCTTGACCGGCTCGTCCCTTGGCGTTTCTCTCGGCGGGAGGGCGAAGTCGCCGGTCATGCCGATTGTGAACGTTTCGCCCTTGCTCTGGGCCTGCGGCGCAACTGTGCTTTGGTACGCGGTTCGCCTCCACGGGCCGTCAAACGGCATTGGTTTATAGAGCGAAACGGGCCCTTTCGTGTTGTCTCTGAGCTCCGGGCGAACAATTACGCGCTCGTCGTAGAACATCGAGATTGCGTCCGCGATGTCGTCGTTGGTCCAGCGGCCAAGGTTGCAGAACTCGTTAATCGCGTCGTCGTAGTTCTCGCAACTTTTCCTGAAGTACACCTTTCCCTGCTCAAAATAACCCTGGAGACCGCGAATTCGCTCGATTTTGCTCTTCTGGTTGCGTCCACCGCGGGTTAGGGCGAGCAATTGGAGTGGTGTGCCGACCACCCTACAGCGGTCTTTGAGAAAGTTGTGCCACGTCACCTCGCCGACTTTCTCCGTGATGACCCGACTGATTCCGTACGCGCGCATCGCAGTGACAATCGCCTCAACGCCCTGCTTCATGGTCCAGTTTCGGTCCCGCAGGAGGTCTAAAACGTACAAACGGCCGTGGTCATCGAAGCCGCCGACCACAATTACAGTGAAATCGAAGCCGGTCGGATGTTCGTCATCTTTCCACGCCGTGTCGACGGCAATCCACTTAGTGAGCGGGGGGAAGGGCTCGTGCCGCCCAGGAATCATCTCATCCTGTACACGCACGAACCAGCTCGGCTGGAACACGCGGTCCGTCGGCGAGAACGGAATATTCATGTATTCGTGCCAAAAGTAGCTCTGACCGCGCTTCGGGTCGATCTCGCACTCTCTTAGCTTTTGTTCATAGGCGGCCCGGTCCATGCGCTCGACAGAGAGAGGCACGCCAGTCTTGAAGTCCGGCGCTTTGTGCGGTTCGGCGAACCGAGTGCATTCATCCTGGTCACAGAGCTTATCCGCATGCTCAAGTCCGTGACGCACCCGAACCTTGTAGGCCCCCGTGTCCATCACGCCTTGGTACAGGTCGTTGTAGTGTTTACGCGTGCCGGGCATGATAACGAACCCATCGCGGTCGACCAGCGGGATCACCTTCTTGAAGTTCTCCCGCGCCTCGGCCAGCCCGACCTCGCTCGTGTCGTCCTCGCCCATGCAGTCGTCAAGGTATGCCCCCTTGTAGTGCTTCGACTCGAGGCGAGACTTGAATCCTGTGGCCGTGAGCGTCGGTTCACGCCGTTTCTGACCAAAGTACGCTTTTGCCGGGCTGGTCCACTCGCTTTTGCTGCCCATGGCGTCTTCGGTGGCCGCGCACCATGGGGGGAATATCGCGCGCATGCGTTCGTTGAAAACAAAGTGCCGGCGGGCTTCGTCACTCATCAGCAGAGCGTGTTCGTCCTTACCAGACAAGAACAGGAAGCTGCCGCCGGGGTCGCGTAGAACCTGCTGGACTAGATGCGCTACCGTGAGAATGGTCGTTTTGAAGTGGTCCCGGGGGAGAAGCCAGAGCTCGCGGAAGGAACCAGTCTTGCTAACCGTGTCGCACATCCATTTGTGGAAGGCACCGTACTTGTGCTTGTCCTGCGAGTAGAGAACCTCGGTGGTCAGAAAAAACAGGTCATCCATGCAGCGACGTGCAGTAGACTCGAGATTCACTTGCCCTTGCGTGCTTGCGAGTAACTGATCGCGATGGCCTGGCGTCTATTAGTAACAAGCGGCCCGGTTTTACTTCCAGAGTGCAGCCGACCAGCTTTCATCTCGCCCATGTTGATGTCGATCTTGTTGCTGACCCGTTTCTGGAGGTCGCTCTGGCGTGACGCGCTTGCTCGTGGTCTAGCCACTAATCACCGTCAGCGTCTGACGGGTCTGACCGCTTTCGGCCGGCAGCGCTCATCTTAGCCATCTTCGCGTTTCCGTACTTCTTCCGGCCGATTGACGCAGCTAACGCACCCGGATTGCGAATTCCACCGCGTGAGGCCAGCTTGCTTTTCAGCGCAGCGAACCTAGCGCCGGAACCTAGACGAGCCTTGGCCATCACTTCCCCTTGGTGAAAAAGCGGTCCTTGACATAGCGGTAGCCAAGGAACAGCCCGAGTCCACAAAGCAGAACGACAACGCCCTTGAAAACGATCATGCATGTCCCTCGCGATAGAGCACAAAGATTGCCGGTTTGTATTCCCGCGTGTCAGGAATGAACCACGGTAGATTTGCCGAGTCCATGTCAACGATCGCGGTCACTGGACCGAGCGCACAGAACACTAACTCGGGGAACGTGACAGTCTTCTGGCCGTTATCTCGCTCGTCAGACACCGGATTTCTCCTCTTGGATTATCTGCACGGGTCCCTCGTACTTTTCGATGTTGTCCAGCCAGTCCGCGACGCTCTTGGGGATGCGCCTGGCCAGCAAGTCTTTCTGTTCCTCGCGTGGCCACTTGGCCAACAGCGCATCGGTCTGGCTCAGCACCGCGCCGATCAGCTTGATAATCTGTTCGACTGAGCCGCCCTCGGAACCGGCATGGACGGCGTCGATCATCTCGTCAAGCAGGACCTGGGCATTCGCCTTGTTGAACAGGATTTGCCGAACCGGAGCGGAATCGCGCATCTCGACAGGGAGGGCCGCCCGGTCAGCCTTGACCATCTTGGCGACCGCTGCGTCCTTGGCCGCCTTGCGCTGCTGAGCCAGTTCAAGGATCCTGGCCTTCTTAGCCGCTCGAGCCGAGAGCATCGCGTCGTTGCCAGCCAGCAGCTGGCTCGTATCGCGCTTGGGCTTGGCCGGCTCGGGTGTTTCAGGCGGTTCAGGCGGGGCGATTAACTTTGCTGCGGCGGCTTGGTTCAAAAGTTAATTATCGCTGCCAGAGTTTCCGATAGGGAGAAATGTCACGGCTTGCGTAGGTCGGCCAACTGCAGTGCAGCGGGGCCTCGCTTTCGTCACGCGAAGATAGAATCGGATGACAACCACACCAACGAGAGGTAATCGCAAGGCACTCGCCGGAGCGGTGATACCAAACGTGCGATCGAAATGGCTTGCGACTATAAACGCAGACGTGCTTGTGTCTTCCGCAGTCGCACTGCTTAGGGCCTCGCATATCGCGTTTGGGCTGGACAGTGCTGCGACAGTAATGGCAGGCGCTATCTACGGATTTTCGCTTCTTCTTCATTGTTCCAGAATGGCTCAATTAGGCCGGTGCGTTTAACTATGCCCTGTGGCGTAACATAGAAACGCGGGTCTATAAGTCGTTCCCATGCCTTGCGAGGGCCGTCTTCGGCTCTATTTGCTTCCTGGTGATAGAGACAATAGGAACGACCGGGCGCTACGCCTTCTTGACAGTGCCGACGCTTGCCGGCAATTCTGATCAGTTCTTCACAGCGAGACACTTTGTTTCGTTCCACTCCACTTATATGCAGGGGACAGATTTTGACTATTCACCGCTGCAGGTTTTTTGTGCAAGCTATTGTAGGCCTGACAGTTACCGCTAATTTATAATTTTATCAGACCGGTTTCGTGTCGTCTTCACGATTTGCCTTGGCCGCTCTAGCCTTAGCGAGCATCTCTGAACTGGCCCCGGTTCGCGGTTTCCCTTGATTGGAACCAAGCTTTCTGAACGAAACCTGCTTG